CAAACTGATCTTGAGGTTCTACCACTAAATCAAATTTTCTAAGCGGGTATTCGTTAGAATCCCTTACTACAAGCCCGCTTGATGGGACTTTGTAAAAAGTAGATTTAGCATCAGCCCCTACGTTTTCATATTTTTGCCCAAGAGTGTTTCCGATAGAAGCCGGGAATACAGCAGAATTTCCTCTTAAATCAGATATTACGTCAGGGTTGTTAACGTCGCTTGTTAAAGTGAAACTAGGTTCTTCTGCTGGGTCATTGTATCCAGTGAATTCAAAATAAATATGCTCATTAGGCGCATTTGGGGTATCCGGTTTGCTTGGTTTCCTTACCGTAATTCTGTAATTTATTTGGCTAGAGTTAAACGTTAATGGGTATTGTTTGTATATTGGCGATTCTTCTTCAGGTCTATTGTATATAGATGATTCTGCGCTTATTTTCCACTGGAATGAAGGCTCTTGTTCTTCTATGGAAAACATGGATTGACTATCCCCAACCGCTAAACCTTCCTCGTCCAAAACTTTTAACTGATTTAAATTCAAAGCAGCAACTGAGCTTTTAAAAGATGTCGAGCTTGTTAAGTCTAACGCTGACATCAGGCCATATCCTATAGTGCCCATATCTGATATTGGGTAAATAACAACATACGTTACTTTTGCTTCCGTAATCAAGGTTTCGTAATTTAACCGTTTGTACTGTTCTAATACATCTTCAGATTCACTAGAGTCTGAGATTAAGTTAAAATACCCATTGTCAGCTATTGCTTCTTCATAGGTTATTATTTTTACTTCATTTTCTCTTATGTCGTTGTAGTAGACGGGATCAACTAAATACCCAACATTATATTGGGCTGTGCCCCCTCCAGCGGGGTATCTCATCCTAGGGTTTCCGTTTGCTGTCCAATTGTTTAGTATTTGAGGATCTCCGCTAGTTATAATACTAATAGAATAACTAATCTGTTGATCTGTTCTCTTTAAGTTTACGGAGTCTGAGGGCTGGCTAACGGCAGTTGCGTTAACTGAGTTTATACCATTCCTAAATCCAGCGGCGCTAAAATCAATTAAAAGAGTCTGATA